CAGCAGGTACTCCCGCGCGTCTCGGCCCGCCTCGGTGTTCATGTTGCACTGGCCCTTGGTGAACAGGCCTTTGGCGTCCGGCGTCATGGTGTGAAGCACGCCACGAGGATCGCGGCCATCGTGTTGCCACAGGAGGGGCAGGGGATCGCCGGACTCATTCCAGACAGACAGCCAGGCGTCGAAGGCTCCCGGCATGACGATGTCGCCGCCCTGGTCCTTGTTGCCGAAGGTGCTCGCGTACCCGGAGAATTCACCGGCCTCGGTCACGCTCTCGGCGTCCACCTTGAAGTTGAAATACTTAAACGGCATCGGGCACATCCTCGTCGGTGGGCTCTTCGGGCGGGGCTTCGTCTTCCACCACAACCGCCTCTTCTATGGCTGGGGGCGCTGCCACCTGGCCCGCGAGGCGCAGGGGTACAACGTTCGCCATCATCATGAGATCGTCGCCGTACTCGTCGGGCTCCATGTTCTCTTTGGCGCGCGCTTCGTTGGGCTTCATGATCCCGTTGCTGATCGAAATGGAGTAGGCTTCCATGCGGCTCTTGAGGTCACCGCGCACCAGGGAGTCAACGAGAAACTCCAGATAGAACGGGGTGCCGTAGAGGATCCCGCAATTCACCGCACTTTCGAAGCGCCTCAACTCGGGCACCGTGCCGAACTTGATGAAGTCCAGGGACAGATGCTCGATGTTGTTGAAGGTGCTCCGGCTCTGATCGCCGATCATGTGTGGCGGGACGCGGAAGATACCGCAGATCTCAGACCGCTGAAACTGCCGCGTCTCCAGATACTGGGCGTCTTTATTGGCGACGGACACCACGGAAAACTTGCCGCCGCTTTCGAGGATCATCGTCCGGTTGGCTTTCAGGCCGTTCCAGTTTTCGTCCAAGTCCTTTTGCAGGCGCTTGTGCTGTGGGTCCGTGAGCTCGCTGGGAAACTCCATGATGCCGCTGGGGGCCGCGCCGTTCTTGAAGACAGTCGCACCGTGGCGTTCACAGGCCATGGTCAGGCCGATGCTGTGACGGCATTGGGAGATCTTCGAAAGTCCGCTCACGCCGTCAATGCTCAGGTCACGGACGTGCAGGATTTCTTTGCTTCCGAAAACGTCTTTGCCCTTTACCTCAAAGCCCTGGACGCGATACTCCATCTTTCGCGTGTCTGGGTTGCGCTTGCGCTCCACTTGGTCGGGCATGAGGGGGATGAACTCTTTGACTTCATCGCCTGCCCAGATCATGTAGCTGAAGTGGTCGCCACGCAGGTCCAGATCCATGGACACTTTCTCGGCGAACTCGAAAGGGGTATAGCCTTCGCCGGGTCGCTCGCGGAGTAGTTTTGCCATCCAATGATTGTCGGCCCGGCGCTTTCCACCATCGGGAAGGCGCTCGTAGATCACGGGGCTGCACTGGGCAAACGTCTCGGCCCTGACCTTCACGCATGAGAACACGGTCGCCTGTTGCATGGCGCGCAGGGGCGTCACCGACACCCCGGCGAAACTGTTCGCCTGATTCATGCGCTTGAGCAGGTCGCGGGAGGTGGTAATCTCCCGCGCCTTGCGGCCCGCGCTGAATATGTTGGACAGTCCAAACAAACGAAAAACCCCATGGCCTCATGCCATGGGGTAAAAGCTATCACGGTTTTTTCGATTGGCCCATATCTGGGCCAACTATTTTTCACCGCCCCGCCGCCCTTCTCTACGGCAAGAGCGTGCAGAAGTCCTACTTCCTGCGCCTGGTGGCAAAGGCCAAGCGCAATCCGCACCTGAAAAACAGCTTTCTCCGGCTGCATTTGAACGTCCGGACCAGCTCTACCGAGCGCATGATCGACGCCGACAAGTGGGCGCTCAACGATGGGGACTACCACCGCGACGATTTCAAGGGCCAGATAGCCGTGGGTTGTGCCATCGACCTGGGCATGACCTCGGATATGTGCTCCCTGTGCCTGCTCTACGGCAACAGTGCCGAGGGATTCCGGGCTATCTGGTGGCACTGGATTCCCCGCAAGGCGGCGCTGGACTACCAGGAAACCAAGCAGATCCCCTACGAATTGTGGGAGCAAGGCGGCTGGGTAAAGATCACCGAGGGCGACGAGATTGACTACGACCTGATCCGCGACGACCTGATCGCCATCAATCAGGAGTGGCCCATCGGGGAGTTGGCCGTTGACCGGCTGTTCCAGGGCGCGCAGTTGTGCCAGCAGCTTGCGAAACTCAAGTGGAAGATCGTCGAGTTCGGCCAGGGCTACTACAGCATGGCCGCCCCCACGGCATCCTTCCTGGGCTTCATAAACCGGGGAAAGTGGGGCCACGGCAACAGCCCGATCATGAAGTGGCAGGCACAGAACGCGGTGGCCGAGCGCAACGTGAACGAAGACATAAAGCCCAGCAAGAAGAAAAGCGCGAGCAAGATAGACGGCATCGTGACCGGCGTCATGGCCACGGGGATGGCGGTACGTGAGGTTGTCGAGGAGGGGCACGCCTATCAGAACCGGGGCATGCTCAAACTGGAAGCGCCGAACGCAAGGCGAGGTGTGCCGAAGGTCCGGGACAATGACGACCTGCAAGTGTTCCGGATCACGCGCAAGGAACTGAATGAAATCGAAGCCGCCGACCACTGGGATAGCGCGTTGCGTGCCGTCTTCCGGCGGTATGGATTTGACGTAGAAGACCATCGACCAAACCCCTGTGACGCCTGTGAGTTCACAGCTTGGCCCCTGGTGGAAACTTAACCGAAGAGATAGAGGAAAAGAAAATGGAAGCAAACACAAGAATAGTAACGATCTCGGTAGTTTACGAAGAAGCAACATTGATCGCGATGGCCAGCAATATTAAGGGGCAGCACATCGCCAAGTTTCAGACCATGCAATCAAGGCCAGGCTTCCACGAAGAGATCAAGGCGCTTGCAATTGGATTCCTGGAGGCCGTTGCCGAACGTGATGCACTCATAGCCGCCCACGGCATACAGGCAACGGCTAAATAATGACACACAAGCCACCGACAATCGATGCCGATTTCGTTCGCTACCCGCGAACCCTTGGCGGCAAGCCTGCCCCGCCGCCGGTCGATATGGAGGCCGCCGCGAAGGCCGCTTCGGATGACTTTATCCGTGGAGACTGGCGGGAGAAGATGGTGAACGATGCGATCTTGAAGAGCTTCTACGAGAAAGAGGCCCATGCGTTCAGGTTCGGAAACAGGAAGTGAGACCACAATGAACTGTCCGAAATGCGAGAGCCCGCGCACGATGGTGGACGCGACCAGGCACCGCCAGGCCGACGAGGGGCCGCACCAAACCATTCGCATGCGTCGCTGCCTGCGGTGTCGATTCCGCTTTCGGACAGTGGAGGAATGGTTGCCAGGAGAATTCCCTTGGCGTCCATGGAGAAAAGGCGAGGGTGAAACCGGCTAAAAAAAGTTGCAACAGATATGTTGCACCCGAAAAAACCGTGATAGCTTTGACCCTATGGCATGAGGCCATGGGGTTTTTCGTTTGTTTGGACTGTCCAACATATTCAGTGCGGGCCGCAAGGCGCGGGAGATTAGCATCACCTCTTCCCGCGATCTGCTCAAGCACATGAATCAGGCGAACAGTTTCGCCGGGGTGTCGGTGACGCCCTTGCGCGCCATGCAGCAAGCGACGGTCTTCTCGTGCGTGAAGGTTCGCGCCGAGACGTTTGCCCAGTGCAGCCCCGTGATCTACGAGCGGCTTGCCGATGGCGGAAAGCGCCGGGCCGACAATCATTGGATGGCGAAGCTACTCCGCGAGCGCCCGGGTGAGGGCTATACCCCTTTCGAGTTTGCCGAGAAAGTGTCCATGGATCTGGACCTGCGCGGCGACCACTTCAGCTACATGGTCCGGGCGGACGATGAAGTCAAAGAGTTCATTCCGCTCATGCCCGAGCATGTAGAGGCTAAGCGCAATCCCGACACGCGCAAGATGGAATACCGCGTCCAGGGCCTTGAGGTAAAAGGCAAAGACGTTTTTGGCAGCAAAGAGATCCTGCACGTTCGTGACCTGAGCATTGACGGCGTGAATGGCCTTTCGAAGATCTCCCAGTGCCGTCACAGCATCGGCCTCACCATGGCCTGCGAGCGCCACGGCGCAACCGTATTCAAGAACGGCGCGGCCCCCAGTGGCATCATGGAGTTTCCCAGCGAGCTCACGGATCCACAGCACAAGCGCCTACAGAAGGACCTTGACGAAAACTGGAACGGGCTCAAAGCCAACCGGACCATGATCCTCGAAAGCGGCGGCAAGTTCTCCGTGGTGTCTGTCGCGAACAAAGACGCCCAGTATCTGGAGACCCGGCAGTTTCAGCGGTCCGAGATTTGCGGTATCTTCCGGGTTCCGCCGCACATGATCGGCGACCAGAGCCGGAGCACCTTCAACAACATCGAGCACCTATCCCTGGACTTCATCAAGTTCGGCACGGTGCCCGAGTTGCGCCGATTCGAAAGCGCGGTGAATTGCGGGATCCTTTACGGCACGCCGTTCTACCTGGAATTCCTCGTTGACTCGCTGGTCCGTGGCGACCTCAAGAGCCGGATGGAATCCTACGGCAAGGCGATCCAGACCGGGATTATGACGCCCAACGAAGTGCGCGCCAAGGAAAACTTGGAGGCCGACGACTACGGCGACGACCTGCTCATGATGGCGAACGTGGTTCCGCTGCGCCTGGCAGGCCAAACAACCCCGTCCCCCGCGCCGATTGAAGATGCCGAGGTCGTGGAAGACGAGACCCCGCCCGAAGAGCCCACCGACGAGGATGTGCCCGATGCCGTTTAAATATTTCAGCTTCAAGGTGGACGCCGAGAGCGTGACCGAGGCCGGTGAATTCTCCGGCTACGCGAGCACCTTCGGCAACAAGGACCAGGGCGGCGACATCGTCATGCCGGGTGCCTTCGACGCGTGGCTGTCTGTGTGGAATGAATCGGGTGATCCCCTGCCCCTCCTGTGGCAACACGACGGGCGCGATCCCCGTGGCGTGCTTCACACCCTCACACCGGACGCCAAGGGCCTGTTCACCAAGGGCCAGTGCAACATGAACACCGAGGCGGGCCGAGACGCGCGGGAGTACTTACTA